TTTGACCTGCTAGGTTAGCAAAGAACTGATCAGTTTGATTTTGGTTTGCTGCGTTGAATTGTTCAGCAGCGTTCTCTGCAGCCTGATCAGTAAACAAAGCCTGTATGTTTTGCTGTGCTTTGAACACCTCTGTCTGTTGTCTGTTTGACAGGTTAGACATATCCATCTGTAAGAAGTTAGATGCGTTCTGTACAGAAGCCTGTTGTCTGTTGGATAGGTTAGCCATATCTAGTTGAGATAGAGCAGCAGCCTCTGCCATAACCATAGACTGTCTATTAGATAGATTGTTTAACTCCATAGTGTTAGCTGCACGAGAGTCCTCTAGAGCTATCTGCTGTTCAGCAGTAAAGTTCATGTTGGCTACGTCAGCAATCTTAGCTGCGTTCTGCACACGAGCCTGAAACGCTTGGTCAAACTCTTGACCTATAAACTGAGCACGTTGTTGTGCTGCAAGCATAGCACGTTGTTGTCTGTTAGACAAGTTCTGTGCTTCAAACTGAGCCTGTGTAGCAGCATCTATTTGTGCGATAGGTATTGCAGACTCCATAGCAGCCTGAACAATAGCCTGTCCTGCCATAGAAGAAGCACCAAGACCTCTTGCAAGCATAGTACTCGTAGCGGCTCTCATAGCTCCTGAAGCCCAAGCAGGTGTGTTACCACCCTCGAACTGAGCCATTAATCCTTCTAGCTGACCTTGCACTGTAGCCTGTTTAGTAGGAGTAGCAGTCTCAGCTTCTACAGCTTCAGTAAAAGCTCTAGCAGTCTCAGCGTTAGCAGAACCAGATATAATTTCACTCTCACCTGATACAGGATCTGTCTCTAGTTTTCTAGCTGTTGGTCCTTCTACTTTTATTGCTGCACCTTGAGCAGCCTCCATACCTGTTACAGAAGTAGTAGCTTGTTGAGCAGCACCTACTTGAGCCTGTTGTGATAAAGTTCCTTGAGCAGGTTGCAACGCACCAGTTACAGCTTGTACCTGTGGTGCTGCAAAGGCAGGAGTCATGGTTGTTGGCTGCATAGCAGTGGGCATTAGTGCTTGCTGTGTTGCGCCTGTCGTAGCAGCTTCAGCAAACGGAGCCATAGGTACAGTCATACCTGCATCTACTGGTATAAACTCTGGAGCAGTAGGTTGTATTCCTGCTATTTGTGCTTGGATAGGCTGCATAGTCTGACCTACCAAGTTAGCACTCATTTGAGCTAGAGGATTAACAACAGTAGCAGTTTCACCAGTAACTTCTGTACCAACTGTAGGGTTATCTGTTACAAGAGTTCCTGGAGCAGCACCCATACGCATACCACCCATATTCATCATAGCTTGTCTGTACTTACCCATACGAGCAGCAGCAGCAGGGCTAGACTGTAAGAAGTTATCAAGCTGATCATCAGGTGCGTCTTCTGGAAAGCCTAAAAACTTCTTAGCTAGAGAGACGTCTCCACCCTGTGAGAAAAACATACCATCATTTATATCTCTAGAAAAAGATTCAGAGTTTCCAGGCTCAACGTCAGATCCTGGGAGAGATCTAGAATCAGGGTTTCTTGGCAATTGTACTTGAACATTAGGATCACCTTGAGACTCATAAGGCATAGGCATAAGAACTGGTTGTGTCTTGGCTCTTGGTATTTGACGTACAAAGCCAGGTGGCACGTTAGTAACAGGTTTACCGTTAAACTCAGTAATCATTATTGTTTGATTTGTTTGTGGGTTTATGTACCGAACTTGTTGATAACCTGAAGTAATCTGCTGACCTGATCCTGGAGCAGTAGTAACTAATGTTTGAGGAACTGCACCCTGAGTTCCTGCATAGTGGGTTTTATAAGATATCTGTTGAGGAACAGCAGACAATCCTGCAGTTTGTATAGGCGTAGAAAAGGTTCCTGTTTTAGGTGCTTGTCCCATCACAAATGGTTGAGCTTGTGTAGTTTGTGTCACAGGAGTTTGATACGTAACAGGTCTTCGCTCCGTAACAGGAGTTTGATACGCAACAGGTGCTACTTGTTGTACAACAGTCTTAGGAGTATCTGGAATTATAGGAGCTACTTCGTCAGCTTGTAGTTCCAACACTTCTGTTGAAGGTATTGTAGAAGTAAAATCTCCTCCAGATACTACAGGTTCTTCTGGTACTACAGGTTCTACAGGTACTACATCTACAGGAACTTCATCTACTGGAACTTCATCTACTGGAACTTCATCTACTGGAACTTCATCTACTGGAACTTCATCTACAGGAACTTCATCTACAGGAACTTCATCTACAGGAACTTCATCTACAACATCATCATCTACATCAGGTGCGCTTGGTTTTGTATTTGTTATTTCATTAGCTAACCTTTTTATTGTTTCAACTTCGTTACCAGTATTACCTGACGCACTACTTAAAACAGTACCATTGGATAAAGTTACTGTAGATGCCGCATCACCACCAAGACCAAAGAGACCACCATCTCCTTTGATAGCATTTACATCATCATCAGTGTAAGTTATATTTTCTCCTGCTTCAGCAGCTTCTAAACCTTCTTTAAATGCATTAAACTCTTCTGCAACCCGAGCTGCATTAGAACTTCTAGAACCTTTTTTTGAATGTATAGCTAGATAAGTTGTCTCACCTTCAGGATCTACTTTAATAATTTGGGTTCTTTTATTACTAGCTTTGGCGATATATTTTGTACCATTAGCAGTAGTATAACTATTTACTTCTCTATAACCACTAGATATTGTGCTACCGTCTGAGTTTTTTCCTTTGGCTATTGTTGTCATGATCTATTCCTTATTTACCCATTGTCATCCACACTGCACCTGCAATAAACGTCAGCAGTGCGACAGTGGCTAATTTAACTACAGTAGACCAGACAGACTTACGTGTGTCTCTCCAAGCCTCTAACAAACTTCTCATCTCTATAATATCTCTGGCTGCATCATCATCAAGTAACCCAATAGAACGCAGTGCTTCTTTAGCACCACGTCTAGCTGCGTTGTCTAGCATTTCCTCTAGATCGTCAGGGGTAAGTTTGATGTCACTCATTCACAGTCTCTAGTGAGTTAGAAAGCATACTAATAAATGCCTCACGCCCTACGCTAAGTTGATTAACATTAAATTTAGCACTTGTCAATTTACGGTCTAAGTCTTGAATATGATTCAACATATTTTTCTGTTGATCCGTTAAGTCTTCTATAAAATATTCTTTATCGTTAATTGATATAGGGGTTTTTTTATCTTTTCCCATTACCATTTCCTTCCTTGGTTAAATTTATGCAGTAAATGAATTAGCCGCAGAAATAGCTGCATCTATCTCTGTGAAACTTTCGCTACCCCAATCTTCTAGTGCTTTCATGTGCACTAGATAACCGTTGCTTCTAGTTACACGAGCTTTCTTTTCGTCATGCGTCATGTCATGTCCGAAATCTTCATATGTTGCATCACTACCTTTATTATGTGTAGCGATAACGCTAGTAATTACTGACACACTACCAAGCATTGCTGCGTGGTCTTTTGCTATTTGATCAGCTTCTCTTGCCATGTTATTTATCCTTCTAATTTTGCAATGTTAATATTGCCTGAGATTGAAATACGTTCCCCATCATTATCATAAAAGGGAAACACCTGATGAAGCATAGTTGATGGAAACATAACCATGTAACCCTCTGCTTCTTTTTCCATGTTGTAAGCAAAGGTTGATACCCTGCCCAACGTATTTGTGTAGCTAAATGCAAAGTTAGATATGTGGTTATCTGCATTTGAGTTGGCACAAATAGGAAGTTTCTTTTGCTCTGCGTAGGACGTAGGTATCTGCATCCATATTACAAAGCTGTACACGCCACTGTGGTCATGCGGTGGGTTAAACTCATGCTGCTTCTGGAAGTTAACCCATAAGCTTTCTAAGTTCCAACCCTCACCCTCACGCATTGTTTCACGCCAAGGTGCACCATACGCCTCAATATGGCTGTGTATAAACGAGGGCAGTAGCTCACCAACAAACTCTTTGAGTAAAGGTGAGTCACCGTCTAACCTGATAGACTTACTGATGTTACCTGCGAGTTCAGGCTTCATGTCCTCTGGTTGTTCTCGTGCTTCGTTCACAACTTTCCATATGTTGTCCACAACGTCCTCTGGGAGTTGAGCTTCAACCACACCTACGTTAGGAAAGTTTCTTTGTATTAAATCCATGTTTATCCTTCTAGTGTTGCCACTCTTGCAGTGAGTGCTTCGATTAGTGCGTTCTGTTCTTGAATTGCTTTGACTAGGATTGGTACAAACTTGCTGTACTGTAGACCCATCTGCTTGCCATCACCTGATGTAGACACAGTAAGGTTTTTCTTAGCGGCAGTTGTATATCCAGCAGCTTCTTCAAGAGCTTGAACTTCCTGTGCTTTAAAGCCAATGTCTAACCAATCTTCTTTGTGTGTACCGTCTGGGGTCTGATCTGATAGATTATAGTCATCGGCAGTCTTATCGCCATACTTAGAACGTTTATCCCACTTGTATGTCACAGGTGCTAATGCCTTAACAAAGTCTAAACCAAGGTCTAGTGCGGTAAAGTCTGTTTTATCTCTTTGGTCAGAAGCTACTGTCCAATCTGTTTGAATGTGACAAGCAGATATATTTTCATCACCTACTACAACAGTATTATCTGCTGTAGTGATATTACCGCCAGGGCTTCCTACACGACCTGAATCTGCTCCCAGAAAAAGGTTGTTTTCACCACTTGTGACTGTAAGTCCAGAAGCGTGTCCAAGACCCGTATTTAATGCGCCTGTAACAACCTGCAAAGAACTAACACCAATACCAACATTTGCATTTGCTGGATCAGCTCCACCCATAGCACCATAACCTACTGCTACACAAAATTCGCTATCTGTTGCACTGTCACCTGCTTCAGCACCGACAAAAGTGTTCTTTATACCTGTTGTTACTGCAACCCCTGCTTTAAAACCGACTGCCACATTGTAAGTACTTACAGATGTGGTTTGGTTTTGAACTTTTAACGCTTCTTTACCTATAGCTACTGATTTAGTGCCTCTTGTATCCGCACCTAGAGAATTGTAACCGACAGCTACGTTATCAGCACCATCAGTAAGAGCATCACCTACATATGCCCCAACTAGGGTGTTTTGTATGCCTGTTGTGACTGCTTGCCCTGAATCATAACCAATGGCTGTATTTGCTACATTTGCACCATTTCCAACATTTTGCGTAGTTAATGCGAAAGTTCCAATGGCTACACAATTTGCTCCTGACGTTTCTGTACTTAAAGCACTTCTACCTACCGCAACATTCCTACCAGCGGTAGTAAGGGCATCACCTGCTAGTCCACCTATGAGGGTGCTTGATGTGCCTGTGGTTATACTTCCTCCTGCGAAATGGCCCATAGCTACATTGTAAGTATCTGTAGCTGTAGTAAAGTTCTGTGCTTCAAGTGCCTTATAACCAATCGCAATAGACCGACTACCTAATGTATCTGCACTTAAAGCAGATGTACCTACTACTACATTATAATCAGCATCTGTAAGAGCATCACCTGCTTGACTACCGATGAGGGTGTTTTCAAGGCCTGTTGTAATTGCTTTAGCAGTGTTATGACCAATAGCAACATTATGACTTTCTGTAGCTGTCGTAAAATTTTGAGCTTCAAGAGCTGAGTGACCAATAGCAACTGAGTTTCTACCTTGAGTATCAGCAGTTAGTGTTGCAGTACCTACTGCTACATTTTCTTGACCAGTAGTAAGTGCGTCACCTGACTGTGCCCCGATAAGCGTGTTATACGTACCTGTTGTGACTGATACCCCTGCTGCATGACCAACCGCTGTATTAAAAGAGTCCGTTGCGGTGGTGAAGTTTTGTGTACCTAATGCATCTCTACCAATAGCTGTTGATTTAGTACCTTTGGTATCTGCTGCTAAAGAACCGTCACCGATTGCTGTATTCTCATCGGCATCTATAATACTGGTCATAGCATTTCTACCTACAGCAGTATTTTTTTCTCCTGTTGTAAGTGCAGCACCAGAACCACTCCCAATTAAGGTGTTTCTTATGCCTGTTGAGACTGCTGTTCCTGCTTCATAACCAACTGCTGTATTATGACTATCGGTAGCTGTTGTGAAGTTTTGTGCAGACAAAGCTTGAACACCAATAGCAACTGATTTGCTTCCTAAAGTATCTGAAGTTAATGCTCCTTGTCCAATAGCTATATTATTATCAGCGTCTGTTAGTGCATCACCTGTTCTATCTCCAAGTAACGTATTATTCACACCTGTTGTGACTAACAGTCCTGCATGGTAACCAACTGCTGTATTATTACTATTGGTAGCAGTAGTGAAGTTTTGAGTTGCTAAAGCCGCCCTACCAATAGCTGTTGATTTGCTTCCTAGTGTGTCTGAAGTTAAAGCACCGTAGCCTACTACTACGTTTTCATCAGCATCTGTTAGCGCATCTCCTGCTTCCCCACCAATAAGGGTGTTTTTTATGCCTGTGGTTACTGCTGTTCCTGCACTATGACCAACTGCTGTGTTAAAAGTATCTGTAAGAGTTGTAAAATTTTGTGTAGCTAAAGCATTAGTACCAATAGCAACACTTTTTTTACCTTTTGTGTCAGTAGTTAATGAATTAACACCTACAGCTACGTTAAAAGTACCATCTACTAATGCGTCACCAGACTGAAAACCAACAAATACATTTTCATCCCCAGTAGTTATAGCAGTACCTGCCTCATCACCTATGAGTGTATTTTGGTTACCGCCAGAAGCAATGCTGTTACCTGCGTTTACACCTGCAATAAAGTTTGAAGTGCCAGAAGTAGTTGAAGCTAAACCTGTTGAAGTAACTGTAGAGTTAAACGTAGCTGCTCCTGCTGCTGACATATCAAGGGTTAGGGCATCAACCTCACTACCACCGTCATTACCTCTTATAACTAAATCACCATCACTAATTTCGGATTTTATAATAAGATTGTTACCACTTTTTGCTACTAATCCATAAGCTGTGCCACCGTCTTTAAAATTTACAATTCCATCATCGGCATCAAGAATAATATCCCCTGCTACATCAATCGTCAGATCACCAGAAGACAAGTCTATCTCTGTCCCATCTATAGTAATATTGTCTACCACTACACCTGCGTTGGCTGTTAGGACTCCTGTTACACCAAGAGTAGATGCCATATCCACTGCACCGTCAATGTCCACAACGTCTAGGTTGGTTGTACCGTCTACGTCTATATCGCCACTAATATCTAATGATCCAAAAGCACCTACACCTGTGGTAGTAATATTACTTGAGCCTGTGTCTATTGTACCAAAGCCACTCGTAATGCTACCACTGTTTAGAGCACCAACAGTTGTTGCAGCAGTAGTAACAAGATTAGGCATAGCTGTAATCTCGTCATCAAAGTAAGCAGCTAAATCAGTAACAGCAACTTGCACCATAGTGCCGTTGTCGTTCATTACTACTCTGTCTGCATCAACTACAGTAGTAGAAGTAGCTGAAGTACCACCATCAACAATGTTTAACTCTGCTGCTGTAGAATCAACTGCAGCTAGTTTAGTAAAGTCTGCCTGTACTAATCCCGATACACCATCTAGTAAGTTTAGTTCTGTAGCAGTTGATGTTACATTAGTGCCACCTATGTCAAGAGTAGTTACAGATAGTTCACCTGCAACTGTGGCAATACCACTAGCAACAGTTATAAGATCAGTATCATCTGTATGCCCTATAGTAGAACCATTGATTACTACATCATCTATATCAAGAGAACCACCAGAAATAAGACCAGTAGTTGTAATAGTGCTAGAACCAGTATCAATAGTGCCAAAACCCGATGTAATACTTCCTGAGTTAAGTGCTCCTACAGTTGTAGCTGCAGTAGTAACTAAGTTAGGCATTGCAGTTATTTCATCGTCAAAATATGCAGCAAGGTCTGTAACAGCAACCTGTACCATTGTACCATTGTCATTTAGTACAACACGATCAGCATCAGCTACAGTAGTAGCGGTAGCTGAAGTATCTCCGTCTACAATATTTATTTCAGCAGCAGTAGAAGTAACACCATCTAAAATATTAAGCTCTGCTGCAGTAGAAGTAACAGTAGTACCGTTAATGGCAAGAGTATCTATCTCTGCTGTACCATCAATAAATATATTACGCCATTGCTGACTTGCAGAACCTAAGTCGTATGTGTCATCATCGTCAGGTATAATGCTAGAGTCAACATCAGCACCAAATACAACATTGTCAGCAGAGGAATCACCAAGTGTTAATGTACCACCGTTAAATGTAGTAGTACCTGTAACTGTAAGATTACCACCTACTGCTAAGTTGCCTGATATATCTGCAGCACCGTTGATATCAATAGTAGTAGCTGCAATCTGTATCTCTGTATCTGCAACAAGATCAAGCTGACCATCAGCACTAGAATTAATATAAATAGCAGTATCACGAAACTGTAACTTTTCTGTAGAGGCAATAAGTATATCATCAGAGTACTCAAAATAGTCCTCGTCTTCCATCCACTTAAATACACCATCATTGCTTTCACCGTCAAAGGTAACTGTAATATCAGTACCCGATGTAGCGTCACCAATAGTAATACTAGTCCCTAGCAGTTTAGTAATAGGACCACCTTCTGCAGCAGTGCCATCGTGAGTGTGTCCTGTACTTGCTGCAAAAGCAGCTAAAAGTTGATCATATTCATTGTTAAACAGATCGGCAGTAATAACATCACCGTCTGTAAAACTGGATTGTCTTGTGTATGTATTACCCATTTAACGTCTTGCTCCCACTTGATACTCTAATTGAAACCCTTTTAGGGAATATGGTGCAGTTGTTCCACCATCATTTATTCTTAATGCCACAGTAAAACCTGAACCCTCAACTGACTGTCTTACAAGTGGCTGTGAAGGACCACCAAATACAAACTGTGCCGCACTACTAGAAGTACTAAAAACAGCATCACCAAATTGTGCTGCAATTTTAGAACTGTCTAAAGTATATGGTGCAGGTCTAGCTGAGTCTGAGGCTTCATTGTCGTAACGAACTATTAAGTCTGCAACAATAGCTGACTCAGGTTTATAGTTAAGGATAACTTTCTGCATATGTTTTCTAATACCAGTGTCACCAAAACTTAAATCAGGACTTCTATATCTACCTAGTATTGCTGTACCGTCAAAGGTATTACCCTCTTCTTGTCTATGTATAAACCCTAAAAAGTCTCCATGCAATACTAAAACATTACCATCTACAACTAAAGTGTCAGTAGCTGACGGTTTTATTCCACGTATCTCAGAGAACTCAAACTTATCTGCTCTCCTGACACAAACAATACCTTTACTTATATTATCACTTTGTCCTGCTTTAGAAAAAAATATTCTGTACTGTGTTTTGTCTGGTATAACAACACTATCAAATAGTGTAGAGTCTTTAATGTTTTTGTCAAAGATAGACTGTACGTTTTGTGTAATAGCACCAAGAGCCGTATCACCAATTCTTGCAGTAGCAGCAACAGTTCTAAGTCCATCAGGACCAAGAAATAATAAATCACCTGCAAATTCCTGTATAGTGTCTTTGTTTACACAACCAATATCTCTAGTAACTGGTTGTATAGAAAAGTCACTAAGAGTAGAACCTGTTAGTTTAAATATTCTATTTTCACAGAATATAAACAATGAATCTCTAAATACTTTTAGTCCAACAATAGTATCATCTACATTAATAGTACCTGCACCATCACTTGATTGAAAACCATCTTCATCAAAAGGTTCACTAAATACTAAGGTCTGAGGTGTAGTAGACTTACCTGCGTAAAACATATGTGCTTTAAACACAGTAACTATTGTAGAGCCTGATACAGAACTTTCACTAACGTCTGTTGCAGTCATAGAAGAGTTAAATATTGTAGGTGCGTTTGCACCATCTACAACAATAATCTTTTCGTTACCATCAAAGTTGTATCGTTCAAAGTCGTACTTAGTTGCACTGGTTCTACCCGAATCTCTTTCAGTCCAAGACTCAGATACTACATCGTTAAGAGAATGACCTGCTGCAGTAGTAGATGCAGTAGCACGAGTTACTCCTGTAAAAGTAGTAGATGTAATTCCTGTGTAAGTAAATATCTCACTGTTAATTTGTAATGTACCACTAGAAGAAAATCCTGTAGTAGAATCTACAGTAATAGTTCCTGATCCAGTCATACCAGTTGTAGAAACTATCTTTAAAGCAAGCTCAGTAGAACCACAACTAAAAATCTTTTCACCTCTAGCTGCTACAACTTTGTCAGCAAAACTGGCAACCATAAGTATTTTTTCAGTAGGGTCAGATGTTTGAGGAACTACATGATTAACAAATTTACGAAACCCATTTATTCTTCTGTAACCACCCTCAATATCAGGCTCAAAGTTTTCTAACTCTAACGCTTCACCTGGTTGCATTAAAAAAGTAGAACGGTTTAAAACTAAACCGCCCTCACAGTTAAATGCTGCAGGTTGAACCTGAGAAGAATCTGGCATTATGAAATGACTCCTGCCATAAAGTTAGCAGAACCTCTAGGAGTTATAAGAACTGTTGATCTTACATACTCATATTTGTTGATAAGTAAACTCTGCATGTTTTTAATGCCTTGCTCAAACCTACCAAAGTTTAACTGATACTGTTGCATCTCACCACGATACTGATACACAAATGCTGTAGCACCATCTACAATTACAGGACCAAACCTGTCTGGTATACTTGTAGTGTCACCATGTGCAGCTAGGTCAGAAGGAAATGTAAAGTAATCAAAGACTAGTGTGTATTGTTTGTCTGGATAAGGATATAACAAGTAGTTATTGTCTGGGGTACGTACTATGTTTCTAGGAACACCACCACCGTCAAACTGTGTTACTGTTGTACCATCTGCGTGTAGAGCAGCAGTTGTACTGTTAGCACCCCTTGTACAACCTGTTATATCATTACCTGAAACACCTGTGTAAGTTACTTGCTCACCACCAATATGCACTTTACCTGATGCAGCAAAACCTGTGGTAGAAGTTAAAGTAAGAGTTGTTACAGAACTTGAGTGTGATCCGTTAAGAGTTGTTGATTCAATCTGATCTTCCTCGTTAGGATAATCTTTATCAATGTACTCATTATAGTTAAGA